GCGGGCGGGACTTGAACCCGCGACCAACGGATTGGCGGACGGCAGTTCTTGGGAACGACCGCAGGTTCCCGTTACCTCCAGTGCCACAATGTTTTTCGGCACAATCGGAACCCAATGGCGCTTGCTGATTCCGGTCGTTTCCCGGTCATATTCGATGAATAAACTATGACCGGCCGAACCCCAGTTTTCGGGGTTTGCTGGCCCACCTATTCGTTCGGATAGACAGTGGTGCCGCGATCGAGGTCCTTGATCAGCGCCGGCCAGTCGCGGTAGTCGAGCGTGAAGCCTTCATGGTATCGGCGCGCCCCGGTTCGGATCGTCTCGACTATGTTCATCGCGACTTGATAGAACTCGTCGTAGCGCGGGTCGTCCATCTCAATGTCTAATTCGCCGCTGTTCTCGCTTTCGTATGACGCGAAGTAGCGGCAGACGTAACTCTCGCCGTCGGGGAACTCGACCAGATAAAGGGTGCCAGGGTGTTTGTCGTCGTATTCCTCGAGGACTCCGAACTGGGATTCCTCCTCGGGATGGAAATAAGTCATCGCGACTTCCCCTTTTTTGGCGTGGTGGGAACGACGTGAGCACCGGTCTTGGAGTAGTGAATGGTTCCGCGGCGCCGCACCCAGGACCAGCCCGGCACCACCGACGAGTACCCGAACTGGCGGGGGCCGCCGGGCGGGCAGCCGCTCCCAGTGGCGCTTGGCCAACAGCAGCTCGTAGCCCCCCCCCGCCACCACCAGCAGATGTTATGGTACTAAATGTTGAGTTTCCGCCGCTACTTCCATTAGATCCCCCTACTCCACCAGCACCAACAGTTACGGTGTAATCCGTTCCAGCGGTTACAGATAAACCTGTTCCAGTTCTAAATCCACCCGCACCACCACCGCCACCACTATTGTAGCCACCGCCCCCACCACCCGCAACCACAAGGTAGTCCACACTGGTCACACCCGTGGGGCATTTCCACGTTGTGGTGCCTTTGAACACAAACACGGTTTGAGTGGGTACGGTGTATTTGAGAATGACGATGCCGGAGCCGCCTGCGCCTCCGTTGCCAGTAAATGGTGAATTTGCCCATCGTCCTCCACCCCCACCGCCTCCAGTGTTGTTTGTTCCAGATGTTGCATCAGCCCCTGGGGTTCCAACATTACCTCCTGCACCTCCGCCGCCATTACCTCCTGCACCTCCGTTTGCGGTTAAACGAACGCCCCCGCCGCCGCCACCAGCGTAGGTTACAGATGAACCTGAAATAGTTGATGCTGTGCCATTACCTCCTGTCCCACCTGTATTTGGCGAAGATGCTGATCCACCTAAAGCACTAGCCCCACCACCGCCACCTCCAGCTTCATCATTACTTCCTGATGGGCCAGAAAAACCATTACCCCCATTATTTCCTTGAGAAGGTGAAGTGTTTGGTGTATTTCCAGACCCACCTGCTGTTGTCGCCGCCCCAGAATTTCTGCTTCCTCCTCCACCACCAGAGCCACCATCTTTGCCAACTGTAGCGGTACTTCCGCCGTGGCCTCCACCACCGCCTCCATTTGAGGTAATGGTTGAAAAAACAGAATTTGATCCTGTTGTACCATCACTTTCACTTGGGCCTGATCCGGCATTACCTCCAGCACCTACAGTTATCGTATAGTCAGTCCCAGCAGAAACAGAAAAACCTGTGCCAGTTCTAAAACCGCCAGCCCCACCACCAGCTCCTCGTTGGCTTCCTCCACCCCCACCACCAGCCACTACTAGGTACTCCACCTCTGTGACCCCTGCTGGGCAACGCCAGGTGCTGGTAGCGGTGAAGGTTTGGACGATAGTGTAGCCAGTGGCTACCGCGTCCGCACCTGAGGAAGTTTCCGTGACTGTCCTCGCATAGACAAGCGGCCAGAAACCAAGGCCAACGGCGCGGGCTATTTCATTAGGCGTCCAAATCCCTTTTGCCGATCCAGACGACGGCAGGTTGTTGGAGCCTAAAATCCCACCATTAACACCCAATGCGACTGGCATTTATGACAATTCCTCATACGAACATATTGCCTCTAATGCACTGTTTGCAGATGCGGTCAATCGCAAACTGTCATTTTCTTCCAGGTAGATTTGATTCTCGTTTTTGCCAATAACTACGATGGAGGAGTTTGCAGGTACTGTTGCTTGAAACATAAGCTCAAACGCGGTTGTTGCGTTTTTGTACACATCTACCGTAACAGTGGCTGTTGACGCTGTAATGTTTGCTACTACCAGCGTGTTGATTTTGAAACATTTGTTGGAGCTTGCGCCGTTACTTGCAATCGCGGTTGCAGATGTGGTTACTGCAAGGCCAGCCACTTTGCCAGTCGCGGTTGTGAGATTGATCAAATTCGGCGCAGCCATAGCTAGCCCCCAAAAATTAGTGCTGTACCATATGCACGGGCGTTAAATGTGGAACGGCTTGAAGGTTGCGTCACGAAGACGTTTTTTGCCCCCGCACCAAAATTGACAAGACTGCCCGCGTTGCTGGACGACAGCACCGTATCGCGGGACAGTGTTGTGCCAGACGACGTGTACGTTCCTACACCAACTTCCCAGTTGGTGCCATCTTCGATGGTGTAAAACGTACTGTTGCCGTTCCCAATGGCGGCAAAGGATTGGAAACCTGTTACTGCACCGGCAAGTGTTACCGTGCCGGTGCCAGTTGTTGTCGTGGTTTCCTGTACACGATCCGCTACAGCAAACGGCATGTTATGCCGAAAGGCTAAACTGATACGTTACTTGCAGCGTATCGCCGTTGACTACCGAGCGATCACCGCCGGTAAAGTCTGCTCCTGAAAACAGCGTTCCCCCAGTGCCGCCTTTCTGGTCCGCCACGTTTACCGCGCCACCAACCAAAAACGCACCGCCGACTGTCGCGGTGGCATTGATGCTAAACGATGCCTTGTTGGCAGTGTTGGTGACGACCGATGGGTTTGCTGTCGTCGCTGCTGCAAAAGTTGCAGCCGGGCGGGTAGCATTGCTGTACGGGGTGGCCTCTACCCATCCGTTATGCGAAAGCATGGTGTCTGACGCTGCGGGCGCGTTTGATGCCCCGGCGCCCCACAGCCCGATAAACCATGTGGTGATCCTGCCGGTTGCGCCGTCAAGCGCCGTGCCGGCCATGTACTGAAGGCCAACATTCACTACAAGGTTTTTCGTTTCGCCCGCCCATTTGAGCTTGCCATCTTTGTCATAGCACTCAAACAGGAACTTGCCCATTGCCAAAAGATTTTCACCGTTTGCGCTGTTTGCCACAAGTGCGCTCTGCGCTGCATCGCCAAGTTTTGCCTTGTCCATTATGTAATCCTTAAAATTGCGTCAGAAGAACCCATAGGGGGGAAAGTGATTACCAAATCCGATGCCGTCTTTGTGATTGATGTCCCAAAGTTAAGCACGCACACCGCACGATTTCCAGTGGTGTTGTATATCAAAGCACCATGACATGTCAAGGTGACGTTGGAAAATGTGATGTTGTCGAACGACCAGTAGCCTGTTGTGTTTGCTGATACTGGCGTAATGTTTGTGAGAACAGCCCCGCCGGCGGTGTAATTGGTTCCACTTGCCTCACCTTCCGTGGTGTAGATTGCCGTATCTGCGCCGAGGTGGGCAAGGGCGGTGTACAAGGCCAGTTTGAAAACATTTCCCGTTGTCCTTGTAAAGTTGTGCATCCCGCGAGCAACTTCTGCCTTGAAACTTGTGCATACCGTCTGGACAATCATTATACCACCTTGTCTACAACCTGCCCAGCGCGGTACTGATCTTGTCGCTCCAGCCCTTCACCCAGGCGCTTGGCAAGCACCAGCGTTTCCTTGAACTTTGTTGTCAAGTAGCTGATCTGGTCTGCTTCTGCTTTCAGAAACGTCGCTGCTTCTGCCAATGCGCCATACAGTAACACAGTATCAAAGTTTTCACTCAGCCACGTTGTATTGCTATCCACATTGTTGTAGGTGATTGACTGTGGGTAGTAAAAGTAATGCAATTCAATATTGTATGCCGAATCTGGTGTTGGCCCAAGCATGAACACCAGTTGCTTTGGCGCATTGGGGATGTCTGGGCCAAACAAGGCATAGCAATACGGCAAGCCCGTATTGCCTGCGCCCGTGGGAATCGGGAAAGCTTCGCGTATAAAGTTCACATCCTTGTTTAACAAAAAGTGGTAAGCGCCTGTTCCATCAATGACTGCCATGGAATACGCGGCCAAAAAATCATTGGGGCATTGCAGGTATTGATTGTTTTGGCTGCATGCACCTACCACGTTTTTGCGAAGACTTGGAAACTGTACTGCGTTGTAGATGCGCTCTTCTGTTTGAGTTGTAAACGTCGTAAGACTCGTCACAGAGAACGTCGTCTCCATGTAGTCCTGGATCTGCGTTTTCAACTCGCCCCAGTTCATGCCATCGGGCCTCTACTCATGGTGCCTTTGGTTGCAGCGCCAGTACCACGCATCTTGGTGCCGGATGTCTTGATGCCTACATTCGGGTTGATGGCCATTCCCGCGGTCGGTTTCCAGTCGGGCACTTTGTGATACGGCATGTCCTTGCCAGGATGCGCATCAGCCTTGACTGCCTTGCCTGCCATGGTGTGCGGCGGCGCGTATACCGCAGCCGGCCCAATTTCCTTGCCGTTTACTTTCATGGAGTATGCCATCATTTCATCCCCTGGTTTTTGACCCGCGCCATGTTGCGTCCCATTGAACGCATCATTTCGCCAGTCGGGCCGCCCTTGCGCATTTTTTTTGCGTCCGGGTCTGGATGCGCCTTGGCGCCTTTTTGCATATGCTTTTTCAACATTTCTGCGGTTTTCATAGACGCTCCTAACTGATTGTGACGCTGTTGACTTGCGCCTGGGCTACCAAATGGTTGGGGGTAAGGTAAGCATTGAACCACCGTGATCCACCTACCGGATTGAATCCCCATTCGATAATTCTACTACCATCGTTGGGCACTCCTGTAAACGCTTCTCCGGTTTGTGCCATTATTTCCAGTCCATTATATCCGGATTGGTAGTACGAATTGCTGTCTGTGCGGGGATTGCGCACTGCCTGCGGGTCGTTTACCGGATACATCCCAAGTTGCAGTTGCGGTTGATCAGGCTCCCAGCATTCTGGGCATACAAGAATGTTGACGTTTTTGGTTTTGATAACAAGTGATTTTAGTTGTTTCAATTTGAACCGGAAATTACAGCGGTCGCACTGTGCGATAGCATATTTGCCGCTGGCAAACTGATTAGGCATCAGACTCCACCCAGAAAGGACTGTCGGGGGACAAATCGGATTGGCGCTTTTTCTCTGTCCTCTTCCGAGGCCAGCATCCATGATTCATCATACTGCGCCTTGAGGACTTGCATGCGCTCTAGGCCGCCTTCCACTTTCATCGAAAGTTTGTATGCCAATCCTGATACCAATGCTTCCTGAAATCTAAACGGTATGTCTTCTACATTGACTCCGTTGCCAGCGTCTTGCAATCGGCGCAGTCGCCAGTAAATGAGCGTGTAAAACGGATTGCTGATAGCTCCTTGGTCTGGCGCCGGCCACACGGTCACGTTGGGAAATTTCGTGTTTGCTATCGATGCGCCCGCCGCATGCGATGCTGCAACTGTATTATTTTGGCCGCGAACCACGTTGTTAAGTGTTGCAAATGTTGATGTATTCGTTGCCACATTTTCAGCTTGGGTACTGGTTCCATAGTAATAGACCGTCTCCGTGTTGATGGTTGCAAAGCCCGCATAGGGCACTCCAACCAGGGAAGTTACTGGAATGGTCTCTGCGCTACTGCTTACTGCATCTGCAATTGTTGCAGTAAAAGTGTAGGTTTGGCCGCCCTGTCGGTCGATGTAGATTTGGATAGGCCGCCCGGTTGCAAGTTTGTTCGGAATCGTCGAGTAGGTGCTTACCGAAATCCTGCTAATGTTGATGTCGGTTTGGTTGCTTCCCTCTCCGGTGCGGACAATCGTCTCTACCAGATCGACTGTATTGATGGGCAATGGATAGGTAATTTGATTGGCGTACAGCGGGATGGCGCCTTGCTCCATCGTCCACAGATTGATGCCACGGTTAGCCCATTCGGTCAGAAGCAAATTCAAACTGCGCCGTGCCGTCCGGAAATCATAGCCCGACCGCAGTTCTCTGCCACATCGCTCATAGGCTTCTTCCATAATCTCGTTGAGATTGGGCTGGAAGACTGTTGCGCCAGTGGTGGACATTATTTTTTCCTTGCCGCTCGCATGTTATCCACAAGGTTTGGATACGGTCGGCCCGCTGCTTTTGCCGCCGCCTTGGCGCTTGCCTTGGCGCTTGGCGATAGTGCCCGCGGCTTTCCTAACTTCTTGGGCCTTGGCTTATCCCATACTTCTCCACCTTGAGCATACTCCAAAAAGTCTGTGTTGTCACGCCGGCGTTTGAGTGTTGGAACCTTGTTGGGGCGTATTGCCCCCATTCCTCTGCTTGGCATCATCGACTGCTCCTAAAAGTGCTGCAAGACCAAAGTTTGGCTGCGTGTTTGCCAATGGGCGCAAATAATTGGGCGCCTTGAAAAGATCAAACGGCCCAAATTCTGGCGGCGGTACAGTGGGAAACTCATATTCTACATACGTTTTCTTTTGCTGCACAGGCGGCACAAAAAATAACGGAAACGGCGGCGGCGGGGTTGTTGTCACAGGTGGACGCGGCGGTCGTCCCGGCGGTCGTCCCGGCGGTTGCGATGTTGTCGTCACCGGGGGGCTTCCAGGCGGAGGCTGCGATGTCGTCGTCACCGGCGGTATTGTGGGCGGCTGTGGAGGCTGCGATGTTGTCGTCACCGGAGGTATGGTAGGAGGCAACGACGGTACTTGAGGGTTGACAACAATCGGCACGTTTACATTTGGCGTGACGTTTGGGTCTGTTGGGGGAACATTTGGCAATACAGGAAGGTTATTTGGTGGTACCGGAGGAACATTTGGCAATACAGGGGGAACATTAGGATTTGCGTTAAGTTTGATAAGATTTTCTAATTGTTGACTTAATTTGATTGAAATTGACACCGATTGGTCAAGCTCTGTTTGCACCTCTGGCTGCACATTTGTGTTGACTTCTGGCTGTACA